GGTCATCCGTATAGGCATAACCGAAAATCTTCATGCTGTTCTTCTGAAAATCGCCGCTGGTGACTTCAAAGACAGCATTTTCCACGCCCCAATCCAGTTCAAGGGGCATGGTTGCATAGCCACGTTCAGACAGCGTAGCAGATGCCTTAGCTGCCGAAACGAAGTTGATATAGCTGCCGGGAAGTTTCTTGTTCTGGGTCACAAAAGTGCCGCCACCCAATGCCATATCAGTTCACCTTACCTTTCAGAAAGTCGTTGATGTCGGTTTCAATCTGGGAAATAGAAACCTGTGCAGTGTCGGGGTATTTGGAAAGTGCCACTTCCAACACATCCCGCTTATCCCGGAAACGTGCGGCCTTGCGAAGCTGTTCTTTGCTGAAAACCGCTTCACCGGCTGCAACGGTGGTCTTTTTCGTTGCCATTGTTTTACCCCTTTGCAGTAATGTTGTTGGACAGTTCGCCCATTGCGGTGGTTTCTTCCACCTTGTAAACGAACATATCATAATTCACAAGGAAGATCAGAACCCCATCTTCCACAGTAAATTTCATCTGGGTTCCACGACTGGGGGAACCCTGCACGGTGATATGTTCAAGGCAGTCATACAGGCGTTCCGCTACACCATAGCATTCCTGTTTCGGCTCCAAATCGGATGCCGGAAAGTAATGCACGGCGAACGGGTACCGCCTGAAATGACGTTTGCCCAGAAACAAATCATCGGAAGGCTGGATGGAAAGTATGAAAAAACAGGGGCCTTCAAACCCTTGCTTCTGCTGTTCCGGGTAGATTTTCACATCGTCCCCAAACTCTGCATTCAGGGCAAGGGAAATACCCGCAATAATTTCATCAATCATTGTACTGCCCCTTTCAGAAGTTTGGCTATCCTCGCTTCAAGAACCGCCGGTGCGATTTCCTGAAGTTCTTGTTCGGATAGTGTCAACATGAATTTTCCTTCAACCCAGCCTTTGCCACCTCTTGTGCGGTGCCCAAATTCCACATAACTGGAATATTCAACCGGGTTGACGATTTCCACACGGAAAATGTTTCCTTCATGCTGGATTTGAAGGGATTTTGCGTATTCCTGCGCCGGTGTACCAGCACCGGAACCGGATGCAGCATCTTCAAAGGTTTCAGCAGTCCACCCCCTGCGAAGTGTACCACCCTTTTTCCCGGATGGATTGACACGGACGGTGTAGCGATCACCCTTCTTGTGATTTTTGCTGTCACGTTTGGCAACCACAGTTTTTTCACGGCTGTAATCACCAACAGGGGTTCTTTTGATAACCTTTGCCAGCAGTCTTGCGGCCAATTCTTTGGCGCAATCCTCACAAAATAACGTGATTTTGTCCGGTTTGATTCCGTTCAATTCTCTTTGAAGTTTTTTCAAATCCGTTGAAGAAAACTTACCCATCTTTGCCATCATGCCCACCCCTTGAACAGCTCAAGGTTATATTCCCTGTGTGTGGGATAAATCGCCGGTTGTCCAGCGCATTTATAGGCCGTTTCGGTGCCATCTTGCTGAACCAGCAATTTGGAACCCGGCTTGATTTCCATATTTGGGGAAACAAATACCTTGATACTTTGGGATAGCTTTGCGGCTGTATCAGTTTGTGCAGCACTGGTACTTGATTCAAACGAAACCTTGCACGGAACATCGGTTAAAACACACGTTTCACCAGACCGCTGTAATTTCGTTTTCTCGTCACGTTTCGTGCCGTACTCATAAACTGACATGGTACCACGGAAAGTGCTTTCTATGGCCTTCCTAGCCGCTGTATAGGCTTTCTGCATCGTGTTCACCACCAGCACACCCGCCTATACTTTGCAAACTGCCCTTTCCCGTGGTTCAGCATCCAATTCACAACAGCATCAAGCCGCTGTTCATCGGTGTTGCTCCCTTCACCCACAGCAAAAACCGTGTTTGTGTCACCGGTCTGAATCTGCTTCACGACTTCACCCAAATCAAACGATTCAAGGCGATCAGGGGCAAAAACCTTCAAGGTCTGAAGGAAATCACCAATAATCATGTCAGCCGCAATACAGCGTAACCCGGCGGGGATTTCAGGCTGGTTGCAATTATTCGTGATGGTTTCCCGCACCATCTGCCCGGAATACTTCAAAAGCACGTCATCCGTGTCTTTCAAAGTGATTCCATAAGCAGTCAGGCGGGTTTTCACATCCGTCAAAATTTCAGCGATTTCAACGGTCTGCATAGGGATTCACCCCCAATCAGCCACGGGAAATGATACGGGCAATCGCAATGGACTTGTGGGGAATGGCCTTGGTGCCATCGTTCACGATGTTCCAGTTTGCGCCGGTGGACAGATCATCGTTGGATGCAGATGCAGTAATGGAAGCGGGCTTTTCAAAAGAAATGCCATCCACGCCGCAAATGTAGCGATCACGCACATACAGCGTATCCTGACCGCCGTTGGTCTTGGGGTCACGGCTCATCTCGTAGGGCACAGCGTCACCGATGTCATCCAGCACAATGGAACCATTGCCCAGAACATAGGTGGTGTACTTGGTGTAGCCATCACCTGCGCCGGAACTGCTTTCCTTCACATCCTCGGTAGGCATACCGTCATCAATCAGCACGGTACGACCATTCCACGTTGCAAGGGTCAGATCACGCTGGATGCCGTCAGCGTCAGTATAGGTCATATACTTCAGCAGCTTCAGGTTTTCCAGATGGGTTGCAACAGCACTGTGCATGATAACCAGCGTGAACACGCTCTTGTTATCACCACAAGCCTTCTGCATGGTAGTGTTCAGGGTGGATGCACCAACCACACCGTCATCACCGGTATTTGCGGAAATATCAAGGGTGTGGGCCTTGATGAACTCTGCCGCTGCCTTTGCGGGCACAGTGCTGCCGGTGGTGGTCATGCCGAAAATACCCTTCAGAATCGCCAGCAGCATGGTCTGCTTCACGTTCATCTTGTAGTCGGCAATCTGACCGGCCACGTTGTCCATGAAGTCCACACCAGCGGTGATGTTCTTGCTGAAGTTGCGTTCAGTCCACGCATCCATGCGGGAAGCGGTCACGAAACCCTGTTCATAGGTGGTGGTACTGGATGCAGTGATGTCAGCTGCACCGGTGTTGTTCTGGCTGGTGCTGCCATCAATGCGGCCAAAGAACGGAATGCGGGCATACAGGGAACCGGTCTGGTTAGACAGGGCAGAACGTGCATTCTCGTTGCTGCCAACCGCACCGGACTTTGCCAGTTCGGTCTTGGTGACGTTGGGAATACGGTCAACGTACTTACCAAACGCCGCTGCATTGAAACTCTTGGAATCAAATTTTGCCATGGTGTTTCATTTCCTTTCGCAAATTTCATTGATTCTTGGGCTGTGATTTCACTTTTCAAGAATCGGTTTAGATTTCCGCACCCGGATTTTCGGCCAGATATGCGGCCATTTCCGAATACGTCATTTTGGACGTGTCCACGCCGCCGGGGTTGCCATCGCCACCGTCACCGGGCTTTGCGCCCTTGAAACCAGCAGAACCAGCTGCATTGAACATATAGGAATCAGACTTCTTCACACCATCCAGCTGTTCCTTCAGGCCCGTCAGGTTGCCTTCCTTATCCAGCTTCACGCCGGTCATGTCCAGCATTGCCTTCACAGCCTTGTTGTTCTTTGCTCCTGCGGCGGTCAGGGCAGAATCAACGGCATTGTCAAGGCGAATCTGCGCAATCTGCGCTTCATAGCCTTCTTTCTGGGTCTTGTTCTCCCCCTGCAACTTCTCAATCTGGGCTTTCAGATCAGCGTTGTCACCGGAAGATTTCTTCAGCTGTTCAAGCTGCGTGTCACGGTCTGCAATCTGGGATTTCAGGCCCTTGTTTTCCTCGTTGACCTCATCGAAGCGGGCCTTGGGGATGAAAACACCGTCAATGTTCTTGTCGATGAACTCCTGCGCCTTCTCTTCAGTCAGGCCATACTGTACCAGCTGTTCCTTCAGTTTCATTTTTTCTTACCTCTCTTTTGATTTTTTAGGTGGTATCTCCACCCGTGAAAAGTGCTTGTTCTTTACCGCCTACAATACCAAAAAGGCGTAAAATAAAAGGCCCCCGAACAATCGGGGGCCTTCTGGCCGTATTCAATCCCAATGTGTATCATCTTTGGGGTATAACTCCAAAACATCATAAAACTTTGGGATTTCTGAAATACTCTTACCTTCTTTCAAGGCTGTCAGCACTTCAATTTTTTCATCCAACAGTTCATCGCTGTCCAGATCAAAAAACTGTTCCAGCTGCGGGGGAAAGATTACTTCAGAAAATAATTGTCTGACTTTTACGCCCTTCACGATCATTTCACGTTCAGTCATGTTTCACCCTTCGCCTTCTTCAGCAGTTCAAGAATAGTTGCATCCAGTTCAGCAGCCAATTCTGGTTTATCCTTTTTGAAAATCGCAATCAAGTCTGGACGGGTAACACTCAAAGAAGCATAGTTTGCAATCGTTTCTTCCACTCGGTTATACCGGCTTCTGTAATATGCAGAACCATGCCCGAATGTAACAGTTCCTTTATCACGATACAGGCCACCAGACAGTGCATCATAAATATCTTGCAGATTATCAACGCCACCACCCATGATATTACGGGAACGATAGGAAAATTCTGTTTTCTGGGCCGCAACCAGCCGATTATATTCCTTCTTATAGGCACTGTAAGGGCCTTTGAAGGTTCCGTTCACCATGGAATTGTTCAGGTCAATAATTAAAGCATTATATTTTTGTGAAACCTCATTGTGAATTTTTCGATACTCGGTTGTGAAATCCGCAAACAGATTTTTCACTTCATCACTCATAGAACGGGAAGTATTACTGAAAGCATCCATCAAAGAAGGACGACTTACGCTAAACCAGACCTTGCCGCTGCTATCTTGCCTTCCGTACAAATCCATCAGGTGCATTTCCTCATGTAAGGTTGTATTCACCTGTCCTGCAAGGTCTTCACCTTCCAACTTTGGAATAACAAGTTTTACTTCAGCAAGATCACCACTCATGGGATAATTGGTGGATTGCACCATATAATCCTTACCGTGGGAAATCTTGAACGTAATACCGTTATCTTCAAAGTTTTCAAGTTTACCAATGTTTTTGTACAGGGCAACAGCATTCGGGTCAGCATTTTCCAGACCATTGATATAATCAATCAGTGCTTGGGTATTCTTGATTTCACCCTTTGTCCTGAATGCCGCCGGGAAATCTTCAATAGTCAGTGCTTCAGCAGATTTTCCCACTTTGATTGTATCAGGTTTTTCAACGTGTTTGAAGTGGTTTTCTTGAATTTCTTCAAAACCTTCAGCGTTGCCATCCACAAAAGCCGTTTTCCAATCGGAATACTTCAGATCATCCGGCACATAATAGGTTTTTCCGTCTGCATCCCGTGCAGCACGTTCACCAATTTGGCCGAAATTGTCAGGGAAGTATGGAACGGTGGTAGAACGGCAGTTGACATGAAAAGGCGGTGCAGTAACACCGGCTTCATAGTCCTTCATGGGGAAGTGTTGTCCATCCAAATTCCGGCAGATGTCAGAAGTCCGGCTGTCCAGCGTTGCCACGATTTCATATTCTTCCACACCCAGATCAGAAAAGCATTCAGCCTGTGCAGCACTGGAAAAATACGCCTGTTCGGTCTGAATCAACCGTGCTGCATTGCTTTTGGATGCACCCATCTTTTTTGCAAGGCTATTGATTGCCTTCTGGGGGTCTTGCCCGGTCAGGATGTTCCGGGAAAGTTCGCCGTGAAGTTCAGAAATCAGCTTGTTCTTGTTGTTCCAGATACGCTCTGAAAAGTTGAACCCATCAGCCGCCCACGGTTTCACCAGCACCTTATCAAGCTGTTTTTGGTCAATACCCGACACGTTGAAACCAACATTGAACCCCTTTTGAAGTTCGTATGCGGTGCGGTAGTAAGCCCCTGTATAGGCTCTTCCCATCGCACGATCAATCATGTCAGCCTGATTTCCAAACAGCTTTTCAAGGCTTTGCTGGGTCTGGATTTGCAAAGCTTCCAGCTTGCTGATATGGAATTTTGCAGAAGCGTTTTCCAGTTCCTTCATCCATTGACCATTCAGGGCATTTTCACGCCCATAATCAATGTACTGCTGAACTGTCCACTTAAATTCCTGCAAATCTTTTCCCTGCATCCATTGGCGGGCTTCAGCCATCGTGATTCCGTTGTTATCGGCAAACCGCTGATACCATGCGGAAATCTGCCCTTCAATCTCTTGCTGGGCTTGCTGGTATTGGTTTTCCAGCTTCAGGATGGTTGATAAATCGGTTTTGTGCCGTGCATCTTCCAGCTGCCGGAAACGCATTTGCCAGTAATCACGGTTGCGCATCCGATCACCCCACCTTCAAGGCCAGCTTTTCAGGGTTGCCGCCCAGATCAAGGTAAATTTTTTCGTAGTTGTCCGCTTTCTGCAAATCCTCGGCACCGTTTTTCAGATCATAACGGTACTGATATTTGTAGCGGTTCAACAGACAAAAATCCCGCACAGCTTCCACGCCGAACAAATCAAGCATTTCGGCAATACATTCTTTGCGGCCCGGTTTGCAGTAATGGGAAGGATGATTGACGTTATCCATCATCTTCACCCCCATTATTTGCACCCGGCGGGTTGTTCCCCTTGAACGGGTTGTAATTCTGGGCTTCAAATTCCTGCTGCTGTTCTTCCTTCTGCTTTTTCAAGCGTTCCAGTTCAGCAGCGGGATCATCCACCCACGGGTGTTGTGTCACAATGGTTTCATCGGACAGAATGCCCACAGAATCCTTGCAATTCTGGATTGCTTCAGATTCATTGATGAGAATATCACGGTTGAATGTGATATTTGCGGTTTCCTGTGAAAAATCGCCCTTGCCGGTATTGTACAGGTGCGCATCCACAAACCACAGAATGTCCTCGAAGGCAGCTTGCAATTCAGTTTCCATATCATTGGCATCAAGATCAATGTCACTGTACATGGACTGAATGTTCATCTGGTTCGGATTGCCGCCCAAACGGTCATCCTTTGCATCATAGCCCATGCCGTTTTCAATCAAGGCTTTTTTGAATAAATCCAAAATAGTCTTGTAGTTTTCGGAATTGACTGTGATTTCAAGGGTTTCAACCCCACCATCTGCACCATCATCAGAACGAACCTTCACCACGCCGAATGTAGAAAGGTTTTTGCGGAACTCGCCCAGATTTTCACCATCATAATTCTTCAGAATCAAAATGGTGTTCCGGTTGTCTTCCTGCATCCCGTTTTCAAAGTCGGAAAGCATCACATTGATACCGTCCTGAAGGCTCTTCACCTTCTTCAGCAGCGGGGTTTCCTGTTCGTTGTACTTCAACGGAATCAGGGGAACTTTCGTCCAGTTCAACCCTTCAACGTGGCCGTCACTGTCCGTATAAGTGATATACGATTCTGTGTTCTGGCCGTTTTCATCCACGTCCGGGGTCAGGGTGCCACCATCAAGGGTGTACCGGTGCAGACCATCCAGATCATAGACTTCAACCTTTTCAATCAGCACGGGTTCTGTGCCGTTGTAGCCCTGCACAGTGTAAAGCCTGATTGCAAATTCCAGTTCCGTATGCTCGGAATCTGCCCAGAAGGGCAAAATCTCATAAGCCGGAAACAGATGAAAAGCAAGCTGCCCATCATCCCGGTAATACGGATGCAGCCATGCAATGCCGCCGTTCAGCATCGCCTTTCCTGCATTTTTCAGCAGCTTCATAAAGCGTTTGTTGAACAGGTCTTTCAGCAGTTCGGCGTATTGGTCATTCTCACTGTCCACGGTGAACGGCTGACCCAAAAGGTAATTTGCTTTTTGGTTGACCAATTTGCCATACTGGTTATCAATGATGTGGTTGTTGGGAAGATTTTCAACGTCTTCCAGCTTGCCATCCTCACCGATCATCTGACGCTTGCGGTGCAGAATGTCGTGGTCATCGTCATAATACAGAAAACCCTTAATCTGCATCATGCGTTCGGGGCTGCGCTTCCAACGTGCGATTTCTTTTTCAAGGAACTGTTTATCCGTCATCTGACCCACTGCACCGCTGATAATCAGGTTAGACAGCCGGGCCGTAATATTGGTTAAAACATCCCACATTTTCAATTTCACCCCTTTTAATCTTTTTTCAAGCTATTTTCAATCTTAGGTGGAACAATTGGCCTTTTTGAAGATTTCGGCCAGCTTGGGGAACTGAACAGCAAGCCATTCCACCAGCAGTTCATCATTGGCGTAATGGGTCAGGCCGCTTTCATGCAATGCAGCGTGAACCACTTCATGCCGAATGACTTTGTTGTAATAGGTCTGGTTTTCTTTATCAGTGCCATCTTCCAGAATGTTTTCTTCAGGACGAACAATGATTTCTTTACTGTGAAAACGGCACATACCGTCTGCACCGGCATCATTCATTACCTGTTCATCCACTCGGAAACTGTATTCCGTGCCCAAAATGTTAATACTGTTCATGTTCTCTACCTTACTTGAAGCTGTATGTTTCACCCTTGCCGGTGTCCTCTGTGGCGTATCGCATAGCGTCCATCAGATGATTGAAGTCATCAATGGGCTTGTTCAGCTTTTCGCCTGTTTTGGGGTCTTTGGCATAAGTATAGTTTGAAATCTCTGTAATAAAGTTGACGCACCGGGGATGCACGATGATGTGATAATCCTGCAAGTTGTCAATGCCGTTGCGGATGGAATCTTTACCCTTCCGGCTGCGCTGGATGTGGGCCAAACCCAGAACTCGCAAGCGGTCAATGCTCTTTGGTTCTGCGCAATCGGCCTTAATACGCTCTTTTGCATATCCCATCGCAATTACCTTTTCGGCTATGCGCTCATTGCTCATACCTCGTTCATACATTTCATCGAACACCCAAAGAATCTTATTGGTTTGGTCAATCAGACCACAGAACAGCGTGGAAGGGTCATTGGTATAACCAAAGTCCATGCCGAATGCACTTCTGACGGTGGAAAGCTGCCGCACTTCATCAATGTCAAACAACTTTTCTTCCCAGTTTTCAAAAACCAGACCGTCAACAATACCCCAATCGCCCAGACCGGCCACCTTGTACCGGCGGGGGTTCTGGGTCTTCATTTTTTCAAAAACAGCCCGGTCAGCAGCATCCAGCCATTCATTACAGGTGTAATTGGTGGTCATCGCCAGTGTGTCCGGGTCTGGTTCATCAAAAAAGCGTTTTTTCAACCAATGATGTTCATTCCACGGGTTGAAGGTGATGGTGATTTGCTTGAACAAGCCGGTTTCCTCTGGGATTGCGCCACGGATTGATTCATCAATCATGCTGAAATCAGATTCAGAACTGATTTCATACGCTTCTTCAATCCATGCCCAGCACAGATACCCGTGTTCCGCTGCAATGGACGTGACCTTCAGGGGGTCATCCAAACCACGAAACAGGATTTTCTGACCGGTGGGCCGGTATGTCAATTCAAGAGGGCTTTCCTTCACATCCCAATACGCTTGCACGTTCAGGCGGTTGATTGCCCACTTCAAATCTGTAAAACAGGAATCGTGAAGGGTGCGATACACTTTGCGGATAACCAGCAAATTGGAATCCGGGTATTTCATCATGTTCACGATGTACCAAAGGGCCGTTGTTTTGGACTTTTTGGAAGCACGGGAACCCTTACACACTCGGTAACGGCCTTTGAAGTTCCAAAACGTACCATAACCACGGCCCACAATATCCGGCAGATAAAGTTTGTTGACCTTGGGTTTAGTCCGCAAGATCATCACCACCGGAAATCACAACAGGCACCGCACCGCCCAGATCAACGGCATCTTTGAACATCCCGTATCGCTTACCGATCAGTTCAGCGGCCTTCAGTTTATCACGGGTAGGTGTTTGTACAGAATCCACCACCTGAACCCCATCACCATCAAGGCGTAACACCTGTTCAGTGTGTTCACCCCGCATCACGGAAGTAAGATATTCCAGAACTTCCTGTGCATCTGCGATCTTTTCACTGCGCAGCTGTTCAAGGCGTTCATCAATGTACGTTTTCAATTCAGGTTTCTTCAGGTTTTCTTCACCGATACTGTATGCGGTTTTTGGGGAATACCCTGCCCGAATCGCTGCCTGTGTAGCATTGCAGTCAATCAGGTATTCATCGCAAAAGCGTTTCTGTTTATCGGTCACGGTATTCACCAGCCTTTCAGATCAAAATAAAATCCCGCTGAAAGAAGGAGCTGCACGGCCTGCCTAGCTGAACCGGCATGAAAACTTTCAGCGGGAAAACAAAAATACGGCGTATATTTCAACACCGTGTTTCTAGCATATATTATATAACTTTCTTATACTGCAAAACAATGAAAAAGACTGCACAAATTCACATTTCAGTCAGATATTTTTGCTGAAAAGCCTGTAATGCCTGACCGTGCAGATTGTACACATTCCGAATGGAACAGGTCATATTGACTGCGATTTCCTCAAAGGTAAGTTCTTCAACGTATCTTTGATGCAGCAGATCAATATACTGAACATCCTGCAAACCCTGAATCTGATTGATGATTTTATGCTTCAGGTCTGCATACTCGTCAATCTCCCGATTGATTTCTTCTTCAAGATCAACAAGACGGTCAACCGTGTGCGTATATCCTGCATTTCCTGCTGCTGCACCGCCTGAAACACGTTCCTTTGATGTGTCTGTGCTGCCGATACAGGAATAACTGTTCCTCAAATCGACCTGTTCTTTCATTTTCTGCCGAATAATCACATTCAGCCGGGAAAGCTGCTGCAAATAGTCCTTTGCTTTCACTTGTTTATATTCCCCCTTATTCATCTTGAACCGTTGTTTTTCAGCGTACACATGATAAATTTTAACTTGATTTTGCGTTTGCGGTTCAAGATGGGTTCAAGATGAAAAATCATCTTGAACCGCATTTCTAAACGATGCACTGTTAATTTTTTGCTATTCGGTTCAAGGTTCATCAGAACCTACTATATATTTATTATATTTATAGGTTCTGAAAATTTACAAAATTTGGAAATTTTATGATTATGTATAAAGAAATACAAATCATCTTGAACTACTTGAACCGCTGCCGAAAAATCCGCTTCACGCCTAGCTTTTTAGCGGTTCAAGATGAATTTTGCCACCTTGAACCGCCTTGAACCGCCGATAATATGTTTTATCGAATTACCGTTATCTTCGCAAAATCATCTTGAACCGCTGTTTCCACCCACAACAACTTATCAGGAACCTTTCTGGGCAGTCACCAGATCACCCATGTAAGGCAGACCCAGAAGGACGTTCACAAAATCAAGCCATTCTTGCAGCTTGTGACCGTTGCGCTGCTGAATGATATTGAAGGCGTTTTCATAGGTCATGGTGACGGTGCGCCGCTGGTTATAACTGGACGGAAGCAGCTGCACCATGGTGTACCAAAGGCCCTTATCATTGGTTTTCAGGTATTCATCCCGGATTTCATTCAAGGCCGCAATCACGGTGGTGATAACGTGGGTGCATTCCGGTTCAATGTGGTCAGTGCTGAAGTCTTTCAGCGTGAAGCGTTTGGCGGTCAGCTTGTGCATGGTGCTGCAACTGTTCGCCGTGGTGCCCACCTTGTAGGTGTCAAATTCTTTCCACCAGTACAGCGGGGCCGTGATGTCCATGCTAATAAAAATCTGCCGCATGAACTTCCGGTGTTCCGGCCCTGCTGCTACCAAACGCCGCATCAAGTCCAGATCAGCGGGGCCAGCGACAAAAGTGACCGGACAAAACGCTCTATCATTGCACCGGGAATCCCCTCGGTAAATGCAATAATCACAGTGGCCCACGTCTTCTTCACTGTCAGACTTTGCCCAGCTGTTCATGGGATTGCGCATCCCATGGATTGCAGCGGCAAAATTCATGGTTTCAATGTTTTCAACCTGAATCATAGATTTTCAAACCCCCTTGAAATAGTTAAACAGCATCTTCCAGAACATACGGAAGTGAAAAGCAGCTTCCCGGCGGTACATTTCACGTTGGTCTTTTTTGCTGCGCTTGCGCTCTCTCCACTCTATGATGTACTCCAACTGGGCTTCATCCTCTGCCGCCCGGTAACGATCGTCAATGCCCATCATTTGAACTCCCTTCCTGATTTCTTTTCCTTCAGGGTAACACGGCCCACGATTTCAAACCCTGCCAGTTCACACACCAGACGGAAAATCTGAATAATCAGCCGGTTCTTTCGCTCTGCTGCACTCTCTGCCTGGATGATGTCTTTGGTGCCCTGATATGCGGTGTTATCGGTGTACCCTTCAGCGTTCTGCCACGGTTTATGCACCAGAATCACCTTCTTTCAAAAATTATCCCCATTGTTCTGACATTGCCTTTGCAATCCCCGAAAACGTCTTAGCTCTCATTTTTGCACGATCAGTCGTAAACATTCCCTTGTGTTGCTCACCATGCTTATGGCTATAACTCCCACTTGGGCACCATGTGGCTGTTGGTTTTACTATATTTGTCGGGCACAGGGGGGGGACCCCACGTTCCCACAATAGCGTTTTCTTAGTATACGGATGACCATACTCATAAGGCTGTATAGCTTGTGTAGGTTTTGGGTAGTCAAAAATTTTACTTGGGGTAGGATTCTCGATTACCACTTTATCGCAATCAGCCGCCCATACTGCAAGGAATAATGCCTTGCCACATAACCCTTCATAGTATCTGGAAAGATTGAGTTTTCCACCTTTCCACAAATGTCTTGCCCCTGCATTACTTGTCTTTGTGCATGGTACGAAAGCAATAATCATATCCCACCGGGGTACATCGTGTACAGCATTATCCATTGTAACGATTTGCCCACCAGTAATAGCTTTTAAGCAATCACCGAGAATATGCCATTCAGGATGCCCACCGGACGGTTCAATTAGATCACATGAATAAGCCTCGTGCCCACGGCTGCGAAACGCTTTGCATACTTCTTGTGATTCCTCACAAGCAATTAGTACTTTCATTAGATGAACCTTCTTTCCAGTCATGCTCTGCTTTCAGCCGTTCTAACCAGCGATCACTTTTCTTGACCATGATGTCACCCATTCCATCAATGAAGTCATCAAAATCAAGGTGGTCAGCTTCACAATAGGTGCGAAGGGATAACAGCACATCAGCAAATTCTTCCTGAAGGCCATCAAGACATTCACCCACGGTCTTGGGCGTGGGGTTCGTGCGAATCAACGCCCTGCGCAACTTCAGGCCAGCGTGCCCCACTTCTGCCGCTTCTTCAGCCATCTGTGCCAGAATTTCATCCGGGGTCAGGTATTTGCAGATTTCTTTCAGATCAGCCATAAAAATTCAATCCTTTCAATCATTTTTCACGAAGATTCTATACTTTTTACCATTGATTTTCTTATCAACAATTTTCAGCTGCTTCAGCAGCTTTACCTGTTTGGAAAATTCAATGTTGCCCATGGGGGTTAAGCTGTTTTCAAGGCAATATTCCTGATACCGCTTGTAAACATCTTTGGTGGGTGCGTATTCAATTTGAAACGCTTCATCGTCACATTCCTTGAAGAATCCCAGCACCGGATTGTTGTTTTCCTCGTATTCTTCCAGCTGTGCCTTGACTTTAGCCGGAATTGTAAAGGAATGGTTCACCAGAACCCGCTTCAGGCCCTTTACGCCCAGCTGAATCAGATATTCCATGGTTGCATCCGTCATCAACTGATACTTGATATACGGGTTGAATTTGGGGTTCTTGGTGCCATCCGGCAAATATTCACTGAACGTGGCGTTGAAGGGAATGATAATCAGTCTGCGCTGCACTGCACCGGTTTTATCTTTGATACGGGGAATGTTGTTTGCGCTGAACAAAAATTTTGCATAGTTGTTGAACTCGAAGGGGTCTTTTCCTTTACGCTCAACCGATACACGATCACCCGTCACCAACTTTTTGAAAATGGCCGGGTTTGCGATAAATTCATCACCAATATCATCACCCAGATTTGCCAACTTTCCGAAAAGCTCAGCAGTCTTGAACCTGTCACCCAGTTCACCCAGATCAAGGGAAGACGTGTTGCGATCACCCAGCAGCTTTTCAATCAGGCTGATATACGTTGATTTGCCGTTCCACTTGTCACCAATCAGAATGAATGCTTTTCCCAATTCGTTACGCCGGTAAAAGCAATATCCAATGGTTTCTTCCAGAAGGGCACGGATTTCAGCATCATCACAGGCAACATTGTTCAGCATGGTATCTGCGATTTCGCTGTATGCCGCCGGGTTGAAGTTGTGGTCAATGCGGTTCACAACAATGTGTTCCGGGGTAAAGGGAATCAGTTCATCATCTGCCAGACTATACAGGCCATTTTTGAAGGCGATAAAGTTTGCATCTTCCGGCTGTGTGTTTTCCCGAATCAGAATATCAAGATATGCCAGCACTTCCGCACGTTTGGCCTTGTTCAGATCAGGAATCAACTTTATCATTTCGCCTTCAATTTCAGCAGTACCGGAAATGTAAATACCATCACGGTACAGGTGCAGCTGATTATTGATTTTGATGATGTGGCAATTACTGCGCAAAAACATTGCGAACTTATCAAACAGGAAGGTTCTTTCACGGAAAAAAATCGGCTTCTTGAAAGCATCATCCCGCAAAACCACTTCCAGTTCTTCATCTGACAGGGGTTCTTTCAGCACATAGGCATTGATGGTGCGGATGCACTCACGGGCATCTTCCACGGAAAAACCGCTGCTTTGCAGCGTCAGGATGTAAGTGAAAAGGGCCTGATTTCTACCGTCACCGGCATCCATATCCACAAAATCCATCTTGCCCTTGACCGGGTGCAGCCATTGGGGAACCAGCTGCGCCTGTTCATTTTCTGCCGTATCATACAGGATTTCCCGCATTTTCCCATTGTACTTCAGAACTTCATAGGAACTGCGATAGCCCACCTTAATATCAGCGGTCAGGCCGATTGCCAGTTTGCAATGGGTTTTACAGCTGGAAATGCCGCCGTTCTGGGGGTCATTTTTGAAGATGAAATGCTTGCCACGGGTGGTGCGATATACCCGGCAGATCAGGTGATAATCCTTGACGATATTGAACAGGATGTCCGATGTTTCCCCATCATCAATGTCAATCAGAACGGCATCTTCTGCCAGAATACCAGCAAACTCAGGTAAAGATTGAACTTGTTCAAAGTTCTTGAAATCAGTGCGATTTTTGAATTTTTCAACGCACTGTTTATCTTTTGTTTCAACGTAACCTTTAAAAAACATACATTTCACCTTTATCCAAATTCTGCAATGCGCTTTCTTGCTTCCTCGATGTAATACCCCTTATCAAGTATCTGGGGCACCCGCACCCCGTTCACATCGCCGTTTTCAAAAAAGCAGTTATCCGGGGTATTTCCAAACTTTTTGACCTCTCTGCTGCCGGTCTTTGGGGATATTCTGCAAGCACAGATTTTGCCATCGCCGGGCCGGTTCGATGCAAAAACCCGGTAGGACTTCATGGAATACTGCTTGCCGCCCCATTCAACCCATTCAAACTTATCCGACAGCTTCACAATCTTTTGAAACTGTTTCAGTTCATCAGTCTGATTGATGGTATCTTCCACGGGGATTCCCTTCACAAAATAGTTATAAAGGGCCGTGTTTAGAATCGGCATATCAAAGTCAATGGGGGAAAGTTCCTTCAACCATGCGCCTTTCCGTTCAATTTTGTTTGAATGACCGAATTTGAAGATGTAGTTGTTCACGTCTTTCTGATACAGCCATTCGATTTCATCAAATTCCAGCTTGATGGACGCTTTATCAGTGCTGCACCGTTTTTCCCACTCATAACAAATATCATCCATCTGGTTGAAGGCTTCATCCGTGTCAGGAATGGTGACGATCAGGCCATCGGTGTTTGACTGTACCAGTTCAAAACCCGGTATCACTTCCAGCATTTCAATCAGCATCAGGGCACTGATTTGGCAGTTGACAACCATTGTGTTATTCATACACGGGTCATAGGCGGGGTTATACCGGTCTTTCATGGCACCGGACAGGGCATTCAGCATCTTCTTATAGGGGAGACGTTCAGCCTTGCGCCCTTGGTGCTTCAGGTCAATCTGGTAAAAATAAGCCCATGAATAACGCTCTGGGTGTCGTGCGCTGCGTGTAATACGATTGTGGGCGATCAGGTAAGAAGGATAGTAGGAAGTAACATCAACGTGCCAGCACTGCCGCCCATGGCCGGAAGTGAACTTGTATTTCTCCCGTGCGCCGTGAATGCCGCCCCAACCAAAGGTGTGCTGCACTCCTGCAACCATGCGTTGCAGCTTTCTGGAATAAAATTCCTTGGGGTCAACCTGTTCACTGGTTTTCTGGGCCTTGAACCAGTCAAAAACATCCGTGTACTTGTGAATCTGCTGGTAATCTTCAAGGATAAAATCAAATTCATCTGTACGTTCGGTGTAATCACATTCCAGAATTTTTGCAGTGATTGCTGCTTCCGTTTTGCCCAGATCAGAAATAGGAAGTTTGAACTGTTTCACCAGCGTCAGCATAGCTTCAAACTGTTCCTTCCGCTTGATGAAAACTTCCATCGTCTGTTCAACATCGTGGGTGCAGTAAAAAACCGTTTGGTCAATCTCTTTGTGGGTCAACTTGCGATCAATATTGAAGGGAACTTCTGTTTCCCGAATGTCAGACCCCATGAAGGCTTCAAGGGTTTTCAAACCCACCGGTGGATTTGGCATCACATCAAAGTTATTCAAAGGAATACTTCTGAAGGTGCTGCTGAACTGCCACCCCTTCTTTTTCTTCACGATGATGAAATCATTGATTCTTTTTGGGTCAAACCCGCACAGAATCCCTTTCAGAATGTATTGGTCATAGCTACGACTATTGAACCCCGTCCAAATATCATTGACATGGGCTTCATACAGCTGTTTCAAGGCTTCCGGGTCATTGATGATGACGTGTTTTTTCTTCTCTGCCGTGTCCATCACAACCACCAACCAATCAAACTTGAACACCTCAAAATCGTAAAACAGCACCCTTATCACCTCTTTCTTTTCAGCTTTCCCACCATACCCGCCCGCCTGTTTGGTCTGTCAGGTCACAGAATCGGAAGATCAGTCATCCACCAGAACATAGACTTCTTCAATCTTGAAGGTGTTGAATCCCTTGTTCTCGCCGTACTTCACGGAATACTCAAAGTTTCCGTCAATGGCTTCCGCAATATCCATCAGCAGTTCACCATACTGACGGTAGGTGTGGAAGGCGATTTCCGGCGGGTTGTCCATCTCACCGGTAATGCTGCGCAACAGCTCATTGACAATGTGAATCTGGAAACCCTGATTGATGACCTGATTCATAAAGATCAGACTGCCCTTGAAGTCACCCTCAACAATCTTGAACCAGACCTTCACCATCGGGTCATGCTTCTTGCTCTCGCCCAATTCCAGCTTGGTGATAGCCACCTCATAGGTACCGTGCGGCACTTCCTTCCGGTTGCCGTTGCCCTGTGCAGCCGCTTCCACGTCCTTTTCCAGACCGGCGGTGTCAATGCTTGCGTCAAACTTATCCCAGATACTAGCCATAATTCAAAAATCCTTTCTCTTCATCAAAACTTGTGGTTTGCTGCGCCCAGAACGGAACCGGTCAGGCTGATTGCTGCATCTGCCGGGAAACCAACGGCAATGAAGGCATCATACAGAACCTTTGCGTTTGCTGCCACGCCCTGCGCTGCCTTCTTCAGCAGTTCATCACGGGTTTTGGCCGGGTTCTGAATGCCGGGGCCAGTCTTACCACTTGCACCGGGCTTCTGGTTCTGGGCGGCATCCTCTGCCGCTGCACGGGCTGCACCCATCATGCCGCCGATAATAGCGGCCATCATATCATCGCTGGGGTAATTGAAATCCATCATAGTTGTGTACCTTTCCTTTCTTACTCTCTCACCTTGCGCTTCCGGCGGGGCTTTTCCTCTGCCGGAGTCTGGGTGTTCTCTGCGGGCTGCTGAACTTCTGCACCACCGTCAAACGGGGGCTTTTCTTCAACAGGCGTTTCCGGTTCGTTTTCCGGGGTTTTATCTGCTGCCGGGTTGTTTTCCGGCTCAACAGCTGCGGGGGCTTCAGGGGCCTTTTCTGCCGGTTCTGCGGGGATGTGAACCGTATCTTCCACATGGTTCTTGTTTGCTGCTGCCGCATTGCGGTTTGCTTCATCGTAGATTTCAAAAAGAGCCTGAACATCCAGCGGAATATCTTTGGCCTTGACCTTCAGACGACCACCACCAAAAATCACTTCGTTAGATTTGAAGCTAAAGGTGCGCACATCGCCATCAGCAACAATACGGCCCACAACATCCACCATGCCGGAAACCTTATCGGCCACCTTATCCTGCAAACTGGGCTTGATGGAAGTGACCTTATCACCGCCCTTTTTAGTGATGTCCTTGCTGGTGTCCTCATGGCTGATAAGAACGATGTTTTCATAGTCAAGGGCCATCAGACGCTTCAGCGTGTTCAAAAACTCGCCGCGCACCTTATCCCATGCCCGGAAAGAATCATCCGATTCATGGGAAATGCCCATTTCCTCACACATATACAGGCGGCAATACTCATATACGTCTTCCAGCAGATCAACAACGATGGTGCGGAAACTGTTCTGCTTCTTTTCCAGCTCTGCCACAACGTCCTTAAACATGATCCATGCCGGGGTTTTCTTGGTCTGACGGCCCTGCACCACCACTTCATCCCGAATACGGATATAGGGGGCATCAACATAGCGGATGTTACCATCCGTGTTAATCATCAGGGGGTCAGGGAACTGGTTTGCAAAGGTGGTCTTGCCACAGAAGGGACGGCCATAAATCCAGATAACCCGCTTCTGTACGGTTTCAATGCTGCGCCGCTGATTCTTAGGAAGTTCGATCATGTAAGTATCTCCTTTACTACAAAAATCCGAAAATTCGCAAAATCTGCAAAGGTATGATTCATTTTTCGGAAAATCCTTTGCTTCACTTGCACGTTTTATGCCAAATAGAAATTCAATGACCTTTTCAGGTTTGAAATCCACTTGAACCCTTTGAACTGCCGCTTTGGAAAGTTCCACCTTCAGGCGGTCACGGAAATCCTGAAGGGTTTCCGTCTTTCCCTGCTTGATTTTCACTTTTGGAACAAACAGGAAATAAAGGGCCTGAATTTTCTTGCCGGGGTTGTTCCGCTCGAAGAAGTATTTATACAGGTGTAGCTGCGTGGAATCCTTGTAACTGTGAACATTGGCCGTATACTTGAAATCGTATAGGTCATAATATTCAATGCCGCCCACCGTGTTGATGGGTGCCAGATAGTCAATGAATCCCACAAAATCCCGGTCATAGATGGGAACTTCAAAACTGCCGCCGGGTGGAATTGCTGCCCTTGCTTTTGAAATGACCTGTTCCAGCTTGATTGCTTCATTGATGTGCTTATCCGTAATGATGGGATAGCTGAAGAAATATTGCTGAATTGCTGTCTGAAGGCTCTGTTCAATGCCCGTGTGAACTGCCGTTCCCAAAATCAGGGCATTATCTGGTTCAGTCGGGGGAAGTGTCTTCAGCCGGTCAAGATATTGCATTTTGTATTTGAATGGGCATTTTTCAAATGCTCCAATGCGGGAATGTGAATACTGCATTGCATCACCCCTTCAATGATTTTTTTGAACTCTGGGAACCCTTCAGGCCATAAGATCAGGCCGATTGAACCAGATTCATTGATTTGAACAACCATGAATTTCTGAAGTTCGGACGGCCTACCGGTGGGGGCTTTCAATTCCACATCAAGGTTGATACCGTTCACCACAATGTGCATATCCGGCAACCCTGCTTTGGAATATCCACCACCCCACCGTTTTTCATAATAGCCAACCGGGGGAACCGTCATTTTGTCGTGGGCACAGCCCAGCGGGTAAACGCCCAGCGTTTCCAGATACCGCTTGACACGGTTTTCAAACTGTTTTTCCGCTGCCATTCACTTTCCTGTGCTTTTTAGGCTTCCTTTCTGGGATTTCCTTTGGTACGAATCTCCACTTGCGGGCATCGTTTCCAATTTTCTTAAATAATTTCCGCATCGCACGACCTTTGGTATCTTCACAAATGTCTGTGAACTGAAATTCTCCCGCACAGGTGTTGTAAATCCCATATTTTTTGCCCGGTTTAGTGGTTTTCTTGTCTTGCTCCATATCACTTCACCGTGATTCTTACGGATTCTTTCACCGTGCTGGTTTTGGAATACTCCCGATAGATTGCCGGGTTTTTGTCCTTCAGCTTCTTACTGTCAATGGTGGTTTTCGTGCTGGCCGGAATGTATATCACCTTCAAAATGGAATTTTCAAAAGACTTCACACCATACTTTGCCATTGCATCCGTAAGCTGCTGACGGGCTGCTTTATCCGCTTCATCCAGCTTTTCCTTCTGCTGTGCAATGGTCTTGATGGTCTTCATCACTTCCAGTGCAGCGGTTTCCAGCTTTGCAACGGCTTCCGTTTCTTCATACCGGTTTTCACAGGTATCAGCACAACCGGGTTCCAGCGGGCACCGGTCTTTGCATCCTTCACGATCAGGGCAAGAGAAGCAGCAGTAATTTTTCCCACAAGGTGCCGTTTCTGTGGTAATCTGCGAACAATAGAACATTTTTCAACCTTCTTTCAACGATTTTCAAAGTTACTTTGAATCTGAAGCACTGACCGGGTATAATCGGTTTCATAGATTCCCTGATTCCAAAGAACCTTTGCACCAGTTTCCCCAATGTTGTATGCCATCAGAACCTTTTCAGGGGTTTCGTACTTCTGGAACAGGCTGCGCAAGATATACAGCCCGGCTTTCACATTGCTGTATGGGTCAAGGAAATCCATAATTCCCAGTTCATCCGACAGCCATCCATGATTGACGCTTGAAATCTGCATCAGACCATAATCCCCGCCGGGGGAAACTGCATCAGCCTGAAAACCGCTTTCCTGCTGCATGACTGCCATTGCAAAATTGAAATCAATGTCATACGCCTTGCACAAATAGAATGTAAATGCCTGAACGTCCGTTCCCAGCGGTACATCCAACGGGGAAAATTCACTATTAGAAGTCGAATATTCCGGCATCTCTTCACTTACAGTGAACATTTTTCCGTCAGGAAGGCCATAGATCAGCGTGGTTTCTGTTTGGGTGGTGGTTTGGGTGGTGTCCACCCGTTTTACCACCCAATACCCAATCAGACCACCCAAAAGTAAGGCACCGGCACCGATGACAGCCCATGAAATAAACACCCGGTGCATGATGTTATTTTTGCGCTGCATACTTTTTGAATAGTTCATCTGTGTAATCCCTTCTTTTCTGCAATGCTTTCATCACATCTTCTTCCACCGTGTTTGGACAGATCATCAAGTAATAGAAACACGGGTTTTCCTGTCCAATACGGTGAATGCGCTTCTTAGACTGTTCAAACAGTTCAGATTTATCTGTCAGTGAAAAATAAATCATGTGGTTTGCTTTCTGAAGATTCAGGCCCATTGCACCAGCCTGATATTGAAGGAAGGTGATTGAATCGCTGCATCCCTCATAAGCTGACAGGTCTTTCACTGAACCATTCACAATACTTATGGGCCGTTCCGCTTTTTCCGCTGCATCCTTCAGCAATTCCAGTTCATCATTGAAGTTGTAAAAAACTATTAGGCGATCACTGGTGCTGTTCATCAAGTCTGTGAAGGCATCCAGCTTGAACCGGTTGTATTGACTGCACAGCATCCGGGCATACAGGCGTTTGGTCAAGATCATATCACCGACCAATTCATTCTGTTCACCCGTCAACAGGTTTTTCACTGTCACAACGTCATTTCGCATGAACCGCCGGTATTCTCTGGGGGAAGGAACCTTGACCGTGTTAAAAACTTGTTGGGGAAGGTTGAAAACTTCATCCGACTTCATAAAGATTGCGCCATGCTGTGCAAGTTTAGCTTTCAACCGGTCAACATTTTTATAACCCACAACGTGCGGAATTTTGAAACCACTGTTTGAATCTTCAATCCATTCTTGAACTATGTACTGCGAATAATACAAGTTCTTAGAAATAGGCCAGCCCAGAAGGTGAAGTTGTGACCAAAGACGTTCATACTTTCCAGCGGTAGGGGTGCCGGACAGAAGAATCACATTTTCAGGGTGCATTTTCAGCACGAATTTAGCCCTCTTAGACGCTTCATTTTGAATCATGGATGATTCATCAAGCATCATCGTAAAACCCCGCAAAACGCTTAATTGGGGCCGTCTGAACAGCAATTCGTAATTGATGATTCCACAGATAACCGGACTATCAGACTTTCGATTCTCCACTTCTTTGAAAAACCATTCAAAATCTTTTTTATCCGTCAGATTGTAAACCAGCCAGCAATGGTTCATTGCGTAGTTCTCAACCATGTGATTGAACCAGTCATCAATTTTTGATTTCTGGCAAACGATCAGATTCACCGGTGCTGCAAGCTGCATCATCTTTTCAGAACCAACATAGGTTTTACCCAGACCCATATCAAGGTAGTACGCCACACGCTGCCGATCAGCGGTTTCATCAAGGGCTTTCTGCTGGTGGGGATAAAGCTGCATCACCCAGCACCTTCTTCCAGAATGTCCGCAATGGGAACCACTTCACCCTTGCCCAGACACAGGAAGGCGGGAAGGTTCATTGCGTGTACAATCGGTTCCCCTTGGGGCATTTCAATCATTGCAAGGGGCTTTTCTCCCCGTTTGGTGATGTGGGTATATCCCATCATCTTCAACCCTGCCGCAATGCTGACATCTGCTTCCGTCCAACGTGTTGGGGGAACCAGTTCAGCATATTCAAACGGCAGATTTTCCGAAAGAAGACAACCAGTGTCAGTGTTTTCAGCACCCAGCGGGCAATTCTCACACCCACCGCCTTCAATGATGGTCTGATTGCAAAAGTCCGAAAGCACTTTCACTGCGCTGTTGACTTCATCAGGTACCGGAAGTTTCATTGACATCAACCCCCGTGATTTCCTTGAAGACTTCTGCATCGAAATTCGGCAGACTGAAGATCACATTACGATCAGCAGCATCCAGACCGGCCCACCACTTGCGGGCATTGTCTGCCGTGGTGCGTTCCTTCAGATAACCGCCGGTGGTCTTTGCTTCCGGGTGTGCTGCTTTTTCTTCATCGCTCATGGTATCAAACCAGACGTATTCAAGCGGGCAGTTGTCAATCTGATTCAGCAGATACCGGGCACGGGAATCAAACCAGTTCTGAAGCGTCCAATCGGAAGGTTTGTTGAACATATAGATTTTGGGCTGTTCAGTGTTAAAGCAGCCACCGGAAAAAGAAGTAGTGTTCCAGTCGCCCGTGTTGCAGTTGCCCGTGTTCCGGTTGCCCGTGTTCCGGTTGCCCGTGTTCCGGTTGCCCGTGTTCCGGTTGCCCGTGTTCCGGTTGCCCGTGTTGCAGTCGCCCGTGTTGCAGTCGCCCGTGTTGCAGCGTCCAGTACACCCCTTTCCCATATTTACAAGCGTCAGAACTTCCTGCCAGCTGATTTCACGGACAATTTCAATCTTATCCGTGCAGCACTTATCACCCTCTTCCTTCACGGTACCATGGGCGATCACTTCCGCAACCTTGTTTTCGGGGTTGAATGCGTAATGGTTGAAACAATCAGCAGCATTCTTGCAGAAATGGAAACCACGCTCACAGGGGATGACCGGGCCTTCCATTTCATAGGTCTGCCCCACCTGATACTGAAAATTGCGGCACGTCCAATCAGGGTTGAACACCTTATAGCCTTTCACGCTCATTTTCTTGAACCTCTCTTTCTTCTGGTGAATATGCGCAAGCCTTTCAGCTTCCTTCTTATGGTACCGGATTTCTAACCGGCCATAATATTTCCCGTTCATGCGTCAGCCTCATTCACGGGAACCGGAATCCCGGTGTATTCCTCAAACTTCACCGGGGAAATGAAGTAGCTCCACTTTGCCAGCTTCACCGCATAGCCCCACGGGAAAACGCCATCACGCAAACCCTGCATGACAAACTCTTTGGATTTGGTCATCAACTTTGCGGCCAATTCCACGGGAAGGTTCACATAAGCCGATTTGAGCGGTACCGCCGGGGTGGTGTAGGCTTCAAAATAGTCTTCCCGCACACCCAGCGCACGGGCAATCTCCCGCTTCCGTGCTGCCGTGGGTTCATGCTTCCCGGAAAGATACTGACTGACAGACGATGCACCAATGCCGGTCAGGTCACACAGCTTGCCCTGTGAAATCTTCAATTCATCCATCAGGGCCTTCAAACGTTCGGAAAAAATCATAATCACTTCATCCTTTCTATTTGAAAAATTCACTGTGAGTGAATTTTTATCCCAAAGAAATAGCGTTCACCGGGCAGTTGTACAGCTTGCACAGCTTGATAAAATTTTCGGCATTCGGGGTGGTCTTGCCGTTCTCCCAGTTCTGCATGGTGCCGATATTGATTTCCAGCTTTTCCGCTGCTTCCTTCTGGGTCAGACCAGCATTCACACGGGCTGCGGCCAGTGAAATCTTGAAATCAGGCATCAAATCACATCCTTTCATATCGTTATTTTGCTCTGCTCCAGCAGCAAGTTACATTTGCCGTAGCTGATACCCAGTTCCTTTGCCTTTGCGTCCACTTGGGAAATGGTATACTTTGGCGGGGTTCTGGGTGGTGGTGCCGGTTCAGGTTCCGACATCCGGCGCATCTGTGTACGCAAGCGCAACCGTTCATTGATTTCATCCCGGTTGTTCTCGTAATATTTCAGGGATGCAGCCTTCTGACGCTTCTTTGTGCAATCGCTACAAAACCGCTGCCGGTTTCGTGCGTTCAAGATCACCTTACCGCACGATTCACAAACCGCATTCACCGTCAGTCACCTTCTTTCAAAGGCCCATACTGGAAATCTTGCGCATTCCACCGGTTCACGGCATCCAGCTGTTTCCCGGCGGGCCATGCAGACCGACCACAGGCAGTGCATACAACCGCCGGGGCAGAAGAACCGCAACCACGGATTCTTTTGCGCTTTATGATTGTAACCTTGCCTTTGGGGTTTTCCTCTGCATCGTACCATGTGGCACCACAGGGGCAAGGCTCCACGCACTTGGGGTCAATTTTCTTATCAGCCATCCATCAGATCATCCTTCCTGTCAAAATACATCACGGGTGCTGCAAACAGCAGCGCACCCACGGAAACCATCACCCGGCTGACTGCCGGGGAATCTTCCAGCAGAAAATAAATGTAGTAGCCGCCCCACACGAAACCGGCGATCAGCAGCACCAGTGCCACGATGAACAGCGAAACCATGAACTTCTTCATACCTTCAAACCCTCTGCCAAAAACATCCACACTTCCGTTGCGCTGCCCTTATCGGTCAGGCCGCACAGCCGAAACTGTGCAACTTCACCACGCTGCACCCGGTCAGGAATCGGCCAGATGGGGCCTTCAAAAACAGGGCCGGTGCTTGCCGGTGCGTATACCATGACTTTGGTGCTGGAATTGGTGTTCACACACTTCAACCAAACTTCCCGAACAGTCATTCAGAATTACCACCTTTCCAAGGATTATCCAATACCCTCATAATGCGATAATATCCACTAGACTGGCAATGTGGTATTCTACTCCCTTCATAATTCCCGGCTGCATTCCCATGTACATGGATAGTTTTGCAGAACGGACAAACAATGTAAACTTGTGTGAGGGTTGTTGCAATCGGATAGACTTCCCAAAACTCACCATTAAATCGGCTGCGGGGGTCTTCCACAAGCATTGCCTTTTTAGGGGTATGTTTTGTCTCCCTCATTCCTGCCGGGTAAAAAGTCTTCAGTGTGTCCAGATCAACAAGCATTTCAAGCCCTTCCAGCTTTTTTGCGCTGTGGCTTTTAGCGTGTCGTATAAACTGTGAGATTGATATTGCCATAGAATAAAATCATCCTTTCTGTAGTTTGGCTCCCACGACACCCAAAAGGGTGTTTCGGCCCGTACCACCGGGCCATCATCAGGCGGGGTTATTCAGGGCGAGTATTCCACGCTTCAATAGTTCGTTGCCTGCCCAATTCCCCACGATGTTCATAAAAATCACGGGAGAATGTGATATTGCAGTTCGGACATCTAATCCGAATGCCCTCAGTATTAGATTCAGTGATGGTCGTGTGCTTCTGCCCGCAGAATGGGCACGGTTTCAGCGTTTCCATTTTCATCATTCAATCTTTCTTTCGTTACATAGTGGGCATCACACGGCTCACATAAGACCGGCGACGATCACTCATGCAAACGCACAGATGAACGGTGTTGACATACTCGCCGTTCTTGGTGCCGTCCATCTCACACAGCACATCGGCCCAACCCAGATCATCAACGCCATCATAGCCCCATGCTGCCAGAAAACAAGTTACGCCGGATTCCTTAGCTGCAAACCGTTCAGCCTTCTTGATTTCGGACTTCATCAAATCGAACTCTTTCATATCAATCACTTCATCCTTTTGTTGTTCACTGTGTGTGAATCAACTGTCAATAGTATATCTTCACTTCAAGTGAATGTCAATAGCAAATAGTGAATTTTTTCGGTTTTCTATTGAAAAAGTTCACAATATGCTATATTATAAAGATGAAAAGGAGGCTTGTTTATGGATACCCGCAAAATAATTGCACGGAACATCAACAAACTTTTACAAGAAAATAATTTGACCCAAAAAGAACTTGCACGGAAGGTGAAGTGCGCTGAATCCACCATATCCTATTTACGGAAGGGTGAAAGAACGCCCAGCATGGAAATGGTTGACCGTGTGGCAACCGCTTTGGGGGTCAGCCGTGCGGAACTTATCACCGATCAGGACGAAGAAGGACACCCGAAACCCTCTAATCTGATTCCCATGCCTGAAATGGTACGCTTGCCGGTTGTCGGAAAAATCGCCTGTGGCACTCCAATACTTGCGCATGAAAATATTGAAGCATTTTATCAAGCCCCAAAAGAGTGGCGGGCAAATATGTATTTGACTTGTCAGGGGGATTCTATGGAACCCCTTATAAAGAATGGTGACATGGTTGCCATTCGGGAACAGCAAGACGCTGAAACCGATGAAATAGTTGCGATCATGGAACTTGATAGTGGTGATGGGTTCGCAACTTTGAAAAAATTGAAAAAACGGCCTGACAGGGTTGAACTGTGGCCGTTGAATCCAGATTATGAACCAATCGTATACCTGAAGGAAGAAATCAACAATTTGCGCATCATTGGTCTAGCCGTGGGCGTTATCCGGCGGCTGCATGAATGATGGTTCAAGATAATTTTACACAACTGACGTATCAACGAAAAACTACATCACCGGCGGTGGAAGATGGTTCTTCATTTCCAAACATACCTTGAACCGGCGAAAATCCGCATCACGCCTTAATTTTTCAATATCGGTTCAAGTGGTTCAAGATGATTTTGATTTCTTAATAGGTAATCTGAAAATTCCCAAATTTTGTAAATTTTCAGTCCTATATAAAGAAATAAATAATATCTTGAACTTGGTACCTTGAACCGCATACCGGTAGAAAGCGAGAAAGGACGTATCATCATGGGTTTGTTTTCCAAAAAGGTTAATTGCTCTGTTTGCGGCCAGCACAGTGAAGGCGAATCGCTGGCTGATGGTGCCATCTGCAAAAGCTGCAAAGTTAAAAGTGGATTTTACCAGCCGTGGCCGCTGAAGAAGATCACCACCGTTGAAATGGTGGGCCGCATTGCCCGGTATGCTGCCGATCAGCAGCGAAACGACACCTTCAGCCCTACGATGAAGGTTGACAACTGGTTTGAAGTCGATGAAACGCACGGGTTGTGGAAAGTTCCCTGCATTGCGCTTTCAGCAGCTTTTCCCGTTGATGAAATCATTGGGGCAAATTTGCTGCACAATGGGAACACTGTTTCAAAGGTCAATCTGGGTAGTGCAATCACCAGAACCGCCTTGTTTGGCGTTGTCGGTGGATTGACTGCAAAAAGAACCAACGTGGAAGAAATCACCCAGTTTGCCGTTCAGATCATCACCAAAAACCCTTATCACCCGGATTTCTGCATTAACCTGATTGCACCCGGTTCAAAGGTCAAATCTGATAGTTTCGCTTTTAATTCTGCAAATACAGCTGCACAGAAGATTTTGACACTAATTTCTTCAGTTCAAAGATAGTTCAAAGATAGTGCAAAAATAAAAACCCCGCTGGTGAGCCAACACCAGCGGGGCAATGGACGGAAAATCAAAAACACGAAAGGATGAAGTGATTATGATTTATCCCGAACACTTAAATTATAATCGTTTTTCCTTTCGGAATCAAGAGAAAGAAGGACGATTATGCAAGGCAGCGTAAGAAAACGTGGTTCAATGTGGTCATACAGCTTTGATATGGGCACAGTGGGCGGTAAACGACAGCGCAAGGAAAAAGGCGGGTTCCGTACCAAAAAGGAAGCGGAAGCAGCACTTGCAAAAGCGATCAGCGAATATAACAACGCTGGTTTTGTCTTTGAACCATCCAGCAGCACCCTTTCCGACTATCTGGATATGTGGCTTGAAGACTATGTGAAAGTGAATTGCAAGGCAAACACAATCAAAGGATATTCGCACACCGTGAAGAAGCACATCAAGCCAGACCTTGGGCAGTATCGCTTAAAGTCGATCACCCCCGCTGTGGTACAGAAATGGCTGAATCATCTGAAGGAAATCGGTCTGGGAAAGAACACGATCATCTATTGTAAAACCGTTCTTTCCGGTGCATTCGCTTATGCGGTGCAGCCTTTAGGTCTGTTACAGTTCAATCCATGCCATTATACAAAACTTCCCAAAATGGGTACCCCCGTTGAAAAACGATATATCATTGAACCTGAAGATTTTGAAGTAATCTTGAAGCGTTTTGAAAACACATGGTTTCAGTTGCCTTTGCTCATTGGGTATTATACTGGGTTGCGCCTGAATGAAGTATTTGGGCTGATGTGGGAAGATGTAGACCTGAAGAACCAGAAGATTACAGTTAAACGAACCGCTGTGCATGGTGATTTGTACAATGGTTCCCGCTGGTACTTCAATGACCCAAAATCTGAAACTTCAAAACGTACCATCAAAATTGGTGCTACATTGACGGAAGCCTTGAAGGAAGCCAAACGTACCCAGACTGAAAACCGGCTGCGCTATGGGCCAAAGTATTTCAATGTGTATCTTGAAGATATGTCCATGAAAGGTCAACCGTGCCAGCACCTTGTGCAGCACCCATGTTCTGAACGCTGTTCGCTCCCGGCGGTTCGTTTCGTGTGCGTCAACGAAAAAGGGCATTATTCGGGAAGTGAAAACATTCAAGGCCGTGTTTCTACAATCATCAATCAGGAATTGGGAATCCCCTTCAATTTTCACTCGCTGCGCCATACACACGCAACGACACTGATTGAAAATGGGGTCACGGCAAAAGCTGTTCAGGCTCGTCTGGGTCATGCTGATATTTCAACGACCATGAACACCTATGCACATAATACGGATGCACAGGAAGAAGCCGCCGTCAACATCTTTGAAGCTGCTGTCAAACACGCATAAAAATAACCCCTGTGAACTTCAAACTAAATTGAAATTCACAGGGGTGTTTTTGTTGAAATGTCGGCAAATTGTCGGCAAATTCAGTTTTTGGCGGTGTTATAAGGCAGTTTTACAACGATGAAACGTCATAATT